ACGTGAAACAATATAACGATCTCCATAAGAAGTATGTAGTAATGAAGAAAAGTCATTTGAATAACCAATATCTCCTATTGCCAACTGTATACTATACTGTCTCATAAGTTGATCAATTATACCTTTTTTATATTCAATATCATTACGTTTAAATTTGGTAGCAAATTCAACAGATAATAAATTGGGGCCTCTAGCAACTAAAATAACAGCAGTACTATAAGATTGCCCCGTAGCCTTTACCTTGTCAGGATTTGCTATTTGTTCTAAATCTGCTCTAGCTCCATAATCGATACCCATAGTAACAATCTGATGTAAATTATTTGTAGCGACACTTGGTGGGAAAAGTCTAGCACTAAATTTTCTATCTACGTCAGCACAATGCTCTCTAATTTCTTCTGCAGAAATAGGGCTAGAATCACCTTGGAAAAATTCTCCCAAAACTTCATTCTGAAAAACTCTTTCAGTATTAATTGGATGAATGCCTGGCATTTCATTAACTATATCTTCTCTAGTAAACAAGGGCATGTATAATTGATTAATATGAAAACCAATCATTAGACAATCTTCATCATCAGCACTTTTAAGAGCTATCCACTTACCACGTTCAGCGGCTTGTCTTTTATCTTGTTCATGCCCACAATGAGTACATTTAACAATATAGCCATGTAACCAAATCTTAGTCCATTCATCAGAACCTGGAGTATATAATGGAAAAGTCTTCTCACATTTTTCACAACCTAAATGATAATATTGTTGAGAAGATGTTTGCCACATTTTATGAAAGTCAGAACTCTTACGACGAGGAGTTCCGAAATATATTTGAACGCCCTTAGATTGTCTACCATATTTGGCAGTAGTTAATACTTTTAATGAATTTCCAATAGCCATACCAGTAGTTTTCTGAACTTCATCAAAGAAAATTACATCAGCAGTACGGCCCATTATACGGTCTCCGTCAAGACCAACAGACTCTATCCATAAATGGTTACCGCCCATAAATTGTTTAAAATGCAAAGAATCATTAGTTGCAGTTGATTGATCTAACAATGTTTACATATATGATTTAGATTTTGATATTTTCTTTTCAGGATCAGGTACAGATACTGATGATACAATCATCTGATTAAGTTTGGTCTTAGAGTAAGCTGCAGCCAATTCTAAATGAGGAAATGCATGGATAATACGTATTGGTGGCTTATCGCCAACACCAAATATTCCTGAACCCATGAAATACATTTCAAGAACGCTGGCCATGGTAGTTGCGCCGACCTGACGCCCTTTGGTAATAATAACCGGTTTAGCATTTGGCTCTAATGCTTTTACGCCAATATAACGATAGATATCAGCGAAAGGACGATATCCGTTTCCCTCAAGTCTGAATGGTTTTCCATCTAAAGTTAGATAATTTTGAGCAAAAAAAACTGGATCAAAATTAAGCAATTGTTTTTTTAATTTGTTAAATAAATCATTATCGTGAATAGAACTCATGGTTATATCCTATAATATTACCATGAATTTAAATAAAAAATCTCTTGAAGATAAAATTTGTAAAGACTGTCTAATTCCACTAGATAAGAATAATTCTAATGAATATGATATTTCATGTGCCCAATATATTTGTAAATCATGTCGTAAAATAAGGGATCAAAAAAGATATCAAAATAGAAAAGAAATTATTAGAGAAAAACAAAGACTATACGACTTATCAATTAAGTTAAAGGTGATCCTAAAATATGGTGGAAAGTGTATTTGTTGTGGAGAAGAACATGTGGAATTCCTAACCATAGATCATATCAACAATAATGGCGCTGAAGATAGAAAACATAATGGAAATAAATTAGGCGGCAAACTTTATCGCTGGCTTATAAAAAATAATTTTCCTAAAGATGAATATCAAATATTATGTTTTAATTGTAATTGTTCAAAAGGATTTTTTGGATACTGTCCCCATAATAAATCTGATAATAAAAATTACCAGAAAATACATTCTAAATCTCTTAATACTTAACTGGAGTCAAGGCATGAAAAGCGTCAGTATTAGATGGATCAATTTCTGAATCAGTCATAGAATCTCGGGCGCCCAAATTACTATAATTCTCATACATAGATGGATTATTTGCTTTTGCGTTTAAGTTTAATTTACTAACTAACCTAATTAACTTATCATCATCCCAATCTTTAGCATCAGATACATCACCTTGATGAATAGATCTGATCTTTTCAATAATTGCCGGAATAGGCAAATTGCCCTTAGTGTCCCTTATATAATTTTCTAAAGTTCCTTTAATGCCAGGAAACTTTTTAATGACTACGGGCACCATATCAATTTTTTTATCAATAGCCTGATTAGTGTCATCAGCTGCTGTTTTAGTTTTTACAGCAGAGTCATTTTCGTCAGTAGAGATTTTACTTATTTTATCAAGATAAGCAGTTAAACCACTTCTTTCTTTCATATCTTCAACAGCAGCGGCAACAGATGGATACTTTGATTTAGTATTCATAATAGTATTAATCTGATCAAAAAAAGAAGCTTGTTCTTTTGGTTGAACCGCATCTTTAAGTAATGTTTTTTGAAATTGTTTTAACCAATGATCTCCATCAATTGATTCATCAGTATGTCTAGAGATAACTGATTGGTATCTAGAATATCGAGTAGACATAATTTATCCTTTGTAATTAGCAGCCCAATCCATATTGTCGCTATCCTCAACGTGTAAATCTTGATCTGGCATAAAGCCTCTATCTTGACGAACTGCATATCCCATGTCAGCCAATAATTGCATTACCTCTGCCTGTTCACGATCATTTAACTTATAAAACTTAACTTGTCTTTCGTATAAATCTTCAATATCATGACCACCAGAAACCATACCATTAATACAAACTCTAGCAACTCTAGAAATAAGTAAGGGAACAGTAATATAAACGCCTTGTACTCCAGTAATCTTTTGAGCTTCTTTGACAATTCCATCAAACTCAAAATTAGATTTCTTCTTGCGCTTACTTTTTTTATTGCTCTTAACTTTATCTAATCTGTCATTTAGTCTAGCAATACCATCATCAATCATAGATCTAACTTCTTCAATCTTATTAGCATCTAATTCACCATCTAAATCTAATCTCATAGCTTTAGAAATTTCATTATCTAATCTATCAAGATAAGCAACGGCTCTTTCTAATCCTGCAGTATCATAACCTGAATGTTTTGGAACATCATCGCAACGGGACTTAACCCATGCAATAAATCCATGAGAACCTTTAGATTCCCAATCCCATTTTTCGCCCTTTTTAGATTTTTTAGCTTCGTTATCGTCAACCTTAGATTTATCTTCTTCTGGTTCAGATTCTGAAACTTCTAAAATTGGTTCTGGATCTTTGCTGCCTTCGGGAGCACCAGGAATACCATCAATAACAATTTCTAAATCTTCTGGTTCATGTACTTCCATAGGTTCTACAATAGCAGAAGGTGGATAATTCTCATGAATCTCACTCACTTCTAAAGGAACAATTGACATAGGCTCCTCTGATCCCATTTCGGGTATCATGGATGGATCCATAACTACTAATTCTTGTGCTATTGATTGTAACATTTAGGGACCTCTGAGAGTATTTTGACACTTATATACACTTATATGTAGTAATATCCGTCGGTTTAAATATTCCATTTATCTTCATAACTGGTAATTCCGACATCTGTGGTTCCATAATTTGGATTAATATTGGTAGGATCTCCCAAATCTTCATCTGGCAAATCTACACCGTCAGGGAGTCCATATAGGCCACGAGACGATGGGGTTAAGTGCTTGTTCATTAATTCCTCAAGCAATTTCTTATTTTCGGTATTGGTTCCGCCTTCACCACACTTAGAGCATTGGGATGTAACATCATAAACAGGTCCTCCAGAGCCACCTAAAAATCCACATTTAGGACAACCTTTAGGAAATTGATCACTTCCAGAATAATCCCTACCAAAATCTAAAGTAGTAGGCGGCTTTCCTTCAAAATCATCTTGAGGCAGATATTTATCCAAATATCCTCCAGTTGGGTTTGCCATATCCATAGAACTTCCATTAGTTCCAGATGATAATCCAGGATCCATATATTCATCAATTGGAAAATCAATAGCATTCTTAATAAATCTATTTAGAAGAATGGCCCTAATTTGTATACTAGATTTTTTCTTAACCCTATCACCATTATCTAATTGCCAAGAATCATCTGATTTATATTTAGCTTTATTTCTCTTTCGCTTCTTATCAATAAAGTCTTTTACATCTTTATATTTATCCATATTTTGATACAAACCGGCGCCAGGAGTATGCTCGCCTTCA